GGCATGGCTTTCCTGTCGCAGATGACACGCCTCAACGATGCGACGGCGGTCGAGGACACCGAGCTCTTCGTCTTGCGCCGCGAGCAGTTTGAACGGTTGCGTGAGGAGCACAAGCGCCTGGCGTTCGAAGTCGTGGAAGCGGTTGCGAAGGTTCTTGCGTTGCGCCTGCGCTATGCGGACAAGGAGCTGATGGCGATGCAGGAATAAGCCGGGGCTGGGACGGTCAGTCCCGATGGTCATCATCCGACTGCGGCAAATCGGGTCGGCGGCACGAGCGCTAGATGCCATTTGGATTCAAACTGGGACCGGCGAAATGAGAAATCGATGGCCTGCAGTGAGTCAGTTTTTTTCCAGCTGCTCTGTAGCTGTCGCTGCAAAGTCGACTATCATGGCGCGCCCGGTGTCAACGGGCGGTCACGACAGGAGGGAGGAATCACGATGTTTCAACACATACTTGTAGGCGCGCGAGATATTTGACATTGTTCGGCGAGATATTTGAGATAGACATTGATTGCGGTCAGCGCAACTTAATTCCAAAGTAGCGGAGCAGTCCCCCATTCCCTCGGCTTACCTGCAGCCACTTGAACACCTGCGCGATGACAGGGCGTACTTGAACTGCCGGACGAACTCTGCTAGGTGGTGCTGCACGACGCGGTAGAGATTGACCAACTCACCATTGATGTCGTCGAGTACCTCGACTGATACCGGCACCGGCCGGAGGAAGTACAGTGCAGAGCCGCCACAGAACAGCCCAACGTAGCATTCGTGGGGTGGGATCAGCGGAATCAGCCGATCGACTAGACGGCGCGATCATGGCTTCCCCTCCTCACCATAGTGAATGCAGGCGCCGACCAGCGGCCCGAGAAGGGCGCTGGCCAGGCACCAGGTGACGATCAGCGCGATCATGCGTTACCAGACAATGGCCGCCACGGCTTCCGGCGTCGTCGCTTCCGCGAGCTGGCCCTTGATCTGCTGGGCGTGCGCGAAGTTCGCCGCACCCTGGGCGACCATCGCGGTGTAGAAGCCCTTCCATGCTGCGACGTCGGGCAGCGGCAGGTAGCTGTTGTCCACCGCTTTCCAGGCGCCGGGGAAGGCAGGCGGCAGCGCACCGCAGAGCGCCACATAGCCATTCACGCCGTCGATGTCGCCGCGCGAGAGTGCATCGCAGGAGAAGGTCAGGCCACCGTGGTCGAAGGTGCCGGTGTTCGCAGCGCCGCGGGCGGTATTGATCTCGACATTCTTCGCGGTCTTCAGCTCGTCGAGCGTCGGTTCCGACAGTGCGACGAGAACCGGGCGGCCCTCGTCATCGGCGACGATGTGCTGGCCCTGACTCTGTCCGGCGAGCAACGCAGCGTGCTCCTCGACAGTAATTTCGACGGCATCGACCGGCACGTGACTGCCGTGAATCGCCGCATCATAAAAACCCATAGTGCTCGGTGCAAAATACACGATGTCCTCCTGTTCAGTAGCCGATGGCCATCCAGTTGACCCGTTTATTGAATGAAGTCGAGCTCGCCATGTCCATCACGACGGTGAATCCAGCCGAACTGGTCGCTCGGGCGTAGCAACCCCAGTTCGATGACGACGCGGCGGCGCTGTTGTCGATGCTCGCCACGATCGAGCAGCAGGCGGTCGGAAACGCCAGAGGGAAGGTGCCGGTGATGACAGCGTCGGCAGTCGCCAACGAGCCATCGCCCACGATGCCCCACTGCACAATCAACCCGCCGGGGAATCTCTGATAACCACTGGCTGCCAGCGATCTCCCCATTTCCGGGCGACTGGCCAGAGCCCCCGGCAACGCTTCGAGGATCTGATCGATGTCGGCATGGTTGGGGGTGATCCCGGCGGCGGCGATCACCGCGCGCAGCTCCTCGGTCACCATGTGGAACCACCACTCGCCCGGCTCGCTGGCTGGCGTGGCGGTCAGCGGGTTGCCGTTGGTCGGGTAGCCCGACGAAGCGGCCGGTGCCGAGGGCGGCGTCGCGGAGTAGGCGGCCTCTAAGTATCGATCCATGATTCCTCCTATTGCTTATTGATAAGCGAACAGCACGTGGGTATGCGCCGGCTTGAGGCGACTGATCACGCACTCCAGCAGCTCGTTCCCCCATCCGGCCAGGGGTTCATTGACGGCGCTCTTGACGGTAAAGCGGCGGACGGTGTTGAGCGGCGCATGGACCGTGAACACGAAGCGCCACGGCAGATCGTTGAGCGGGTCGTTGACCTTGCTGCGCACGGTATACGTCTTGTGCTCGCTGATCGTGATCGTGTAGCCGAGACGCGCGGCGAGAGCGATGTAGTAGGCGGCGCTTTGCCCACCGCGGGCGGTCAGCTTGGCGAGCAGTGCGTCACGGCGCTGCGCGGCGGTCTGCGTCACGCCGTAGGCAAGTACACAGGCGTCCGGCAGACCGGCGAGTCGCTCCCAGTCGCCAAACAGCTCGCCCGTGGTACGCGGGTCGGCTTCCTCGATCAGGTCGACGGCACGGTTGTCGAGGCGCGCCAGTTCATCCGCCCAGGCCAGCAGCAGCCGGGTGAGTGCAGCGTCCTGCGCCCGCGGCCAGGCAAAGCCCTGCGGCAGCAGCGCCTGGAGATTGGCCAGATAGTCGGCCGCTGGCAGTCCCGTCAGACCCACGTGATCGTCCCGAAGGTGGCCATCTGGCTGGCGGTGTGGGTCACGTTCGCGGCCGGCACGGTGAGGACGTGATCGTGCTCGCCACTGGCTAGCGAGATCGCCTCGCGGATGTGCGAGAGCAGGATCGTCGCGCCCGGCAGCGCTTCGCGCAGCGTGAGGTCGCGCAGCCCGGCCTCGACGGCGGCGCGGATCGCAGAGGTGTCCGGCGTCAGCGCGAGGGTGAAGTGGAGCGGAACGGCGATCGGCGCGGCCACCGTGACCTGCGCCGTCACCGGGCGCAAGGCGTCGAGGTGAGCCTGCACCGCGGCGACCTCGGCGGCATCCGGAATCAGGTTCGCGTCGTCGTCGCGCACGAAGCGCACGGTCAGCGTGCCGAGGCCCAGCTCGCCGGGATAGACCCAGGCGCGCGTGACGCCGGCGACTTCCAGCGCCCAGGCGACGTAGTCGTGTTGCGCGCCGCCGTGCGGCGGCTGCTGGATGCGGGCGAGCACGCGGGCGCGCAGCGAATCGTCGGGCTCGATGTCGGCGCCGGAGGTGAGACCGCCGGCCGTCACGGTCGCCGCCGCGTTAAGCCCGGCGATCGGCGTGACGACGTTTAACGTGGTGTTGGCGGCCGCGTTGCCGGCCTGCCCGGCCTCGACAGCGACCAGCGCCAGCGTTGCCGCGCCGCCGGCAATCGTTGCCTCGGCATCGGTGGCGTACGCCGCGCCATCGGCACGGCGGAAGATTGTTCCGGCAGGCACAACCGTGCCGCTGGTTCCGGTGGCCGCCGCCTGGCCGATCGCAAATGCCGCCGGCACGCGCGCGACGCCCCAAATCGCGGCGTGGCGCGCCAGAATCTCGGCCTCGGCCTGATCGACGAGGATCTGACGCGACAGCCAGTCGAGGTAGCCGTAGAGACCGTGCACGCCGCCCGCATGAACGCGGGCCAGCACGTTGAGGTTGGAGCGGCGCAAGCGCGCATCGGCACCCGGCAGGCGCGTCTCGATGTCGCCGGCGGCACGGTCGATCAGGGTTTGCAGGTTGGGTCTGGAAAAGGGCATGTCAGCGCTTCCAGAGGGTTTCGTAGCGGAAGCGGGCAATGCTGGCGTCCGGCCGCTGAATGACCACAGACAGCCCGAGCACGCCGTTGCGGACGAGGAAGGATGCCACCTCGACGCTACGCGCCACGCCGTCGGCGATCAACCAGGCGAGCGCCTCCTCGGCGTATTCGCGGGCGCGGTTCAGCGTCGCCTGCGTTTGCTTCTCGCGCTGCAGCAGCCAGAGCCGGCTGCCGATGCGGTCGCGGTCGACCTCCGGAAAGGCATCGGCCCACCAGCCGCGCCGGTCGCTTTCTCCGAATGGCAGCGGGTCGTCGTTGGAGGCGCGGGCATCGGTGAAGAGCGACAGGATGATGGCCGTTTCCAGCCCGTCATCGGCCGCCAGCGCGAACTGCTCCAGGGCGAGATCGGCGCCGCGGTCGAAGTCGATGAAGACGGTGCGGATGTCGGTCACGGCCCCTCCGGTGGATGGATCGGCAGATTGACGCTGCTGATCGTGGCGCCCTGCTGCCACGTCTTGATCTCCCATTCGGTGCTGGACACCCAGGTGATGCGCTGGCCGTAGCCGTGCACGTCCCAGGAGTAGCTCTTGTTGGCGTGCAGCTCGATGTGCTCGGCATCGACACGGCACTTCCTGGGCGTGGAGATGACCAGGCCGTCGCGGGTCAGATGCACCTTCTGGTCCTGATCGTCGTAGAGCGCGACTTCGCCGTTAGCGAGGCCGAGCAGGCGGAAGCGCCGGTCGTCGACGCAGATCAGGACGCCGTGGTCACGGCTTCCATTCAGGGACAGGTAGACGCCTTCCGCCCCAGGGTGCGGGACAGACGTAAAACCGTATTGCTGAAAGCGCTCGACGCGGTCGACGTCTTCACCGTCCAGCAGGCGAACCAGCGCCTCCTGCAGCTTCAATCCGTCATGAACCAACGACACGACGGCGCGGCCGGCCATCAGGCGAATTCGCCTTGCCAGCGGCGCCAGCATCTTCCGGATTTCTCGGCTCACAGCATGCTCCAGTCGTCGCCCTTTTTCTTCTTCTCGCTTTGCTCCTTGTCGTTGAGCTTCTTGGAGAGCTTGGAGCGCCCGATTCCTTCAATCAGGTCGAAAGCCTCGCGCCTGGCGATCGTCAGTTCGGTGTGCGTGCCGCGCTCGTCCAGCGTCCAGGTGCAGCCGACGATGAGCATGTCGGCATCGAGCCACAGGAGCGGCGAGCGCACGCGTACCAGCGAGTTGGGCTGCCACAGGTCGCCGCCGGCATGCCGCCAGCCCTGCACGGTGATGCTGCCGCGATTGCCACGCCCCATACGCACGTTCTTTTCCCACTCCGCGCGATCGCGCAGCGTGGCGCCGTGGCCGTGTTCCTCGGCCAGCACGACCAGCGGGCGGTAGCGCGTGATAGCGCTGTCCCGGACAGTGGCACTCGGGTGGGCGGCATTTTCCGCATACCATTCGTCGGTTCCCTTGTCCTGCCCCTTGACGGTGTAGGTCGAGAAGCGATCCTTCCAGGAGAACTCGCCGCGCGCCGACTTGATGTTCTGGCCTTCTTCAAGCTGAACAGGGACGAGGGAGCGACCGGCGCGCGTGATGACCAGGTCGCCAAGCGGATTGCTGATCAGCAGCAGCGCTCTCATGCGAGCGGCGCGCTCCAGGCACTCAAACACGGTCTCGCCCGGCTCGATCTTGTGGCCGGAGAAGGCGGCTCCGGTGTCGGTTTCGATCACCAGCTTGATGCCGAAGGGGGCGATCAGGTCGCGAGCGAGCGTGGCGATGCCGACGTTGTGCCACTGGCCGCCCTTGTGCACGGCCGAGCAATCGACCAGGTCACCGGTCTGGTCGCGGCCGGTGACGCGCACCGTGTGGCTGTTGGCGTCGTAGCTCGGCTCGACCGTGTCGATGTAGCCGGTGATGACCGGCGTGCCGTCGAGCAGCACCTGACAGGCATGTCCCGGCCGGATCGGCGCGGCGAGCGGCTGACCCGGCCAGTGCTCGGTCACTTCCAGTTCGAAGGTACCGGCCATCTGCTCGATCGAGCGCGAAACGCGCAGCGACGTCCAGCCGCCGTAGAAGGCGCCGTCGACCTTGAGTTCGGCAATGCCGCTGGCTGGCGAGGAGGCAGTCATGCGAGCAAGCGTAGAGCCCCGGCCGCGCCGCCTCTACTAAAGCGCTTTACTGCCCGACGAGGATTTCAAGCGGACGGCCGCCCGGAACGAATCCGGGGTGGCGGACAACGCCGGCATTGCGGCTGATCAGATCGGCGTCGCGCGTGGCATCGCCGTAGATGCGGTACGAGGCAACCAGCGCCGGCAGCGTGGCGGGCAAGACCCACTCGGAGACGCGCGCCAGATCCGCGCCGCGGGTGGTAATGTCCCGCACCACGGCGACACGCAGCGCGGTGAGCGCCGCATAGATCGGCTCCGGCGCCGCCTCGGCCTCGATGTCCAGTCGTTCCGCCAGCTCGTCGCGAACGGCGGCCGCCTGGTTGTAGCTGTCAAAGGTCATCACCGAGGAGGCGCGTGACGCCTCGACGATCGCCGCGCGCCGCGTCAGCGCCGCCAGCGCTTCCTGGTTGGCGGCCCGCTGGACGCGCGCCGGCGTCGTCAGCGGTACCGTCGGCAACGTCGTGCCATAGGTGCCATAGACCCCGCCGTAGCTGTTGCCGCGCTTGCCGTAGCCGAACAGGGAGCGGAGCGCCAGGAACGAGGCGCGCGCGCTGCGGCCGATGCCGGAGAGCCCCGAGAACAAGCCGAGGAAACCGCTGGCGAGGTCCGACGGCACGCGGATCAGGCTGCCGAGGCTGTTGAATATCCCGAGCCCCGCCGAAACGTAGTCGGAGACGATCGAGAGATCGGGAATCATGCCGCGCCGTACGCTGTCCAGCGCCGCCATCACCTCGTGGGCGACGTCGAGCGCCGACCGCTCGACAAACTCCGGCATGCCGTCTACGGAGAAGAGGCTCGCGAAGTCCTCGCCGATCGCCAAACGGGCATCGCTCGCGGCCGACTCGACCAGCGACTGCGTATCCGGACGCGCCGACGGCTGGACGTTTTCCCCGGCCTCGACGAAGTCCAGGGAGAAGCGCGCCAGGCCGCCCTCGTCCGGCGATTCCGAGATCCGCGCCGGGCTGGCGAGCGCCACCGTGCGCTGCCCGTAGTACGGGTGCACCAAGACGCCGGAACCCTTGGTCTCCAGCGCCTCGATCAGCGCATCGCGGGCCTTGAAGTAGTCGGGGCCGATGACGATCGCCTCGACCTTGAAGCCGCGCGCCTTGCGCCCCATGTCCTCGGCGAAGGGCTCGTCGCGCTGCGGGTATTCGTGCAGCACGGTACGCCGGCCGACCTCCGAATCGGCACCCTTGACGTGAAAAGCCACACCCCGGAACGAGGCCGGCTGCAGTTGCTTGCGCCAGGCGGCTTCGGTCATGGCGCCACCATCGTCATGCCGGCGTCGACGTTCATCGGCACCCGCGGATTCGAGGTCGAGGCCTGCACCGAGGCGACACGCCCGTCCTGATCGACGCGCACGCGGATCTCGCCGCCGACTTCAGCCTGCTTGAGCTTCTCGGTCAGCGCGACGGCACGACGCGCTTCCTCATTGCCGAAGAAGGCGAGCGTCTTGGCGATCGCGCCGCCGATGACATCCGTACCGAAGCCTTCCATGCGCGACCCCTTGGCCATGCGCTCGGCCGCCCAGTTGATGCCGCTGCCGAGGGCATAGCCGCCCGCGCCGGCGCCAAGAACACCGGCAGCGGCAGTGCCCAGGCCAGCCGCGCCCATCGAACCCCACGCGGAGAGCGGAAGACCGCCGGCAAGCACGGCCAGCGACTTGGCCCGACTGGCGACCTTGCCGGCCGTACCGGCAGCGCCCGCCGCACCGGCGGCCG